GATCGTCACCGCGGGATCGCGGATCGCGTCGACGAGATGCCGCGGCAACCCGCCGCCGAGCGTCAGGTCGACGACGTCCGCGGGCTCGTCGTCATAGGCCCACGATGCGACGATCACCTCGGCGCGTTCCGCGTAGCGGTGTGTCCCGTCTTTCAACGGCACGTCGCTGTACGTCTCGGTGTCGAAGAACAGGATGGTCACGCCAGATCGCCGAGCAGGTGTGACATGATGCGGCGCTGCGCCGCAGTGGCGTATCCCTTGTCGCGTTCGATGCATATCCATCGGCGGTTGGCGCGCTCCGCGGCAATCGCTGTCGTGCCGCTGCCAGCCGTGTTATCTAAAACTGCCATACCCTCGTCGGTATAGGTGCGGATCAGATACTCGAACAGGGCGACGGGCTTCTGCGTGGGATGTAGCTTCGCGTTCTTCATATCCTTCGGTATGTGGATAACCGATCTAGGGTAACGCTGGTCGCTCGCATAGTATTGCGCGCCAGTCTCTTTTCCATAATTACTACTGTTCTTTTTATCAGCGGTTTTAGCGACGACAAACTTATGGCCGCTGGTCATCTGCGGATTATAAACGCATTGCTGCCGGTAAAACACTAGTACGTTTTCGTGGCATTTCATCGGTTGCTTCTTAGCGTTAAGATGACCTGTGGCTTCGGTCTTTTCCCAAATCCATTCATATTTGAGATAAGTAAGACAGGAAGCGCCAAGTAATTTATCGAACGGCGCTTGCGCAGTCAGCACGATAGCCGCATTCGGCTTCGCGATGCGCCAGTATTCTTTCCACAGCGCGTCGAGCGGTAACACGCTGTCCCATTTGTTCTGCGTCGTCCCGTAAGGCAGATCACACAACACCATATCGACCGACGTGTCGGGTAGCGTCGCCATCACGTCGAAGCAGTCGCCGACGTGGAATTCTCCGTTGCCGAGTTTCATATGATCTCCAGATCGCTTTAGGAGAGAATCGTGCGTCCGAAGCTATAGTCGGAAGGCGCAACATTCAGATCGCCTGTCACGATCCTCACCGAAAGCGCGGCGCCCGTAGGCGCCGCACCTCGTATCAGTCGAGCAGACCGCCCGACTTCGGCGCGCTGTCGTCAGCGGCCGACAGGTTGGCGAAGCTGCTCGCCTTCGACGGCGCCGAGCCCGCCGAGAACGCGTCACCGTCACGCGTGAACTGCGCGCCGAGCAGGTCGATGACGATCCGCTTCTTTACGCCGCGCTTGGCGAGCGCCCACACGTCGATCTCGACGTTGCCGTAGCAGCCGGAATAGGGCTTGCCCTCGTCGCCCTCCGCGACCGGCGTCGCCGAGCGATTGAAGACGCCCGGCCGGTTGACGTTCTTCGCGGTGACGTAGAGGTTGCCCTCGAACCCGTCATATATCTGACCGTCGGCGGACTTCTTCAGGTTGCCCTTGCGCAGCCCCTTCTGATCGTCGGCGAACTCCTGGTACTCGTCCTTCCAGTTGTCGCCCCACTTCTCCTTCGCGACCTGAACGATCGCCGCCTCGACGCGCGCGACGTTCTCGCCGCCCGGCTTCAGGATGGGAGTGAGCTCGAACTTGTCGACGCCGGGGGTGCCGTCGTCCTTCTTCATCGCCGTGCGCTTCGTGAACAGATGCGCGAAACCGAACCGGACGGGATCGGAGGGCGTGTCTACCAGCATGACCTTCATCGTATAATCCTTCTCTCGTATGAACTGGCGTTACGACAGCAGCGCCAGCGTCTCGGGTGATACCTGAACGCTTGTCTGCGTCAAGGCGTTTTCCGCCGGCGCGGGAAGCGCGGCGAAACTTTCCGCGGTCGAGACGACCGCGTATTCGGGGCGCGGGTCGCTCGTCGGCGCGACCGACGGCTTGCCCGCCGCCTGCGTGATGAGCGGCGCGATCTTCGCCCACTGCTTGTCCTTGCCGCGCAGCAGCTTCTCGGCGACCGTCGGCGACGCGATCGCGCGCGGCGCGACATCGTCGATCTTCAAGCCCGGCACCTTCTTCAGCAGGTCGAGCGCGGCGGCGGCGTCCTGCCACTGCCGGTTGCCCGCCTTGCCCTGCACCACCTTGAAGCCGGGCACCGCGACGCCCTCGAACAGACGGCGCTCGACCTCCGCGCGGACGCCCTTGATCCACCCCTCGACCAGCGCGAGGCTGCGCATCTGCGCGGCCAGCAGTTCGCCGTCATCCGCTACCTTGATCTCGGCGGCGACGATCTTCGGCATCGCCGTCGGATCGCTGTCGAGATTGCGGAATGCGCCGGGCGTCGATACCGCCACCGTCGCCAGCACCTCGTCGCGCAACGCGGGACACACCGACTTCGCCCGGCAGAACTTGCACTGCTTCTCGCCGGGTACGAGTTCCGCGTTGCCGATCTGCGTGCGACCGGCGGCGACCGACACCTCGGCGCCGAAGTCGAGCAGTTGGTCGAGCGTCAGCACCTCGTCGTCGACGATGTTGAGCGGCGGCTGAATGATGACCATCTGCACGTCGGCGACGTCGTACAACGCCTTGAACTTCTCGTAGGCGCCGAGCGCGTACATGCGCAGCTGCCCGTTGTCCTTGGCGAACACCGGCACTCCGGCACCTGTCTTCAGATCCACGACGACGATCGTCCACCTGCCGTCCTGGCGCTTGCGGAAGCCGACGACGTCCGACGTACCGGTCGCGTCCGTCTCGCCGGTTAGATGCCCGAGCGGAACCTGCTGCTCGGCGAACACGATGTCGCCCTGCGCCTTGTCGAGGAACGTGCCGACGTACGATACGAACTCGTTGACGATGTCCGCCATCGCCATCGTGATCGCGATCTCGTCGCCTTCGACGACGAACGACGTGCCGACAAACTCCTCCGCGTCCTTGCCGGTCAGGATGCACTGCTCTGCGACTTCGTGCATCGCGGTGCCGTCCCGCGCGTAGCGGCTAGAGCGGTTTGGGAAAGGCCGCTCTAGCTCGACCGATCCCGGGCACGCCGACCAGCGCGACCAACCGCTCGGCGACAGCACGGCGTGCGTTTTCTCGGTGACGGGGATCATGCTGCGATCCACTTCGCAACAGCGATGACCGTGCCGATGAATCCGCCGACCAGTACAGCGATAAAAGCGAGCAGCGCAATGCAGCCGAACCCGCTGAATGTGATAACCGTCTTGTCGCTCATCTTGGTTCTCCAGTACCTTCGATGACGCGCGGCGCGATACCGCGGGTCACCGAAAGCGCGGCGCCCGAGAGCGCCGCACCCTCGATCACGACAGCGCGGAAGCGCCGGCCGCGGTCTTCGCCATCGCGGCGCGGAATTCCGGCCACCTGTCGAACGCGATCGCCGAGAAGCGCTCGGCGCCGACCGCGTTGAGCGCAGCGAGCAGCGCGTCGTGGCCGTGATTCTGGCTGAACTCGGTCGCCTCCTTCAGCAGCGCGTCCTTGTCCGCCTGCGTCGGCTCCGCGGCAGCGACAACGGTGTTCGCCTCCTCGGTCCGCTGGTCGGCGCGCGCCTGATCGACGTCGTCAGCGACCAGCGGCGGACGGCTCCCGTTCGGCGTAGTGGATTCGGAAGCCGCACCACTCTCCGACGCGCCATCCGTTTTCGTAGCGGCGCGCTTCCGCGTCCCCTTTGGGGCGTCGCCGGCGGTGACTTCGGCAGTCAGCCACGCGTAGAAGTCCTGCGCCAGCGGCAACACCTCGTCGGCGACCGTCAGTCCCGCGGCGGTGGATAGGGCAAGCGTTTTCAGTTCGATTGTCATGGTCGTTCTCCTGGTTATGCGTTCAGCAGGTCGCGAATACGCTGCTCGAACCTCGGTTTGAGCGCGTTGCGCTCGGTCGTGTAATCGGACTGCGCCGCGGTCAGCTTCGCGACGAGATCGTACGCCTCGCCGCGCGACAAGCAAACGCGAACGATGTCGCGATCCAGCACGAAGATCGGATGGTTGTTCTCGGGAACTGCGGTCCACCCCGACACGCCGCGCGTCTTCAGCTTCGCGTAGCGCCACGGCCCGCCGAGCGACTTCACGTCGAAAATGCTCGTGCTGGCGGGATTGTAGACGATCCAGTCGCCGGCTTCGGGTTCAACAGGTTCGCGTTGCGGGGTCATAGGTTCTCCAATGAAAAAGGCACCCCGACAGGGCGGTGCCGGGGTGCCTTACGTCTGGAGAACGCGCTGTCCTCCATGCAGGCAACCCGGTGTCGCGTCAAGTGCTGGCGCGCACCACGATAGCGGGGCGGTCGTTGCGCGCAAGAATGCGATCGCCTGGCTGCGGAACCGCGCGGCGCCAGTTGGCAGGCAAGGGCTTGATCCCTTTCGCGCGGAGCGCGTGGCGGTAGCTGATGCGGGTCATGCTGCGCCTCGAACGTACGACATCATGTCGCGCAGCAATTCTTTGAGCGCATATGCTTCGTCAGGGAAATCAGACATGCTGTCGATCTGATCGTCGATATGCTCGCCCAACACGATACGATCAATATCGCTACCTGACCGCCGACCGTGCGGGTCTTCGGCGCGAAGTTCGCGACGTCGCCGCTCTTGTTCCTCATATTTCATGTTCGTTCTCCAGATTGAACGACACCGCAATACGCGCATCGCTTTATCGCGTCAACGGGTTGCGCGAAACTTTTCTTTATGTCATCAACGCATCTCGAACTGGAGAACGCGAGCATGACAAACACGGAAAGCATGACCACCGCAGACGCTTTGGCCGCGCTGGCGGGTCGTTGCGAGGCGGCGACGGGGGCGGATCGGGAGTTGGACGCGGCGATTGCCGAAATGGTTGGTTGGCGACGTTACAAATACGACGACAAAAACGACCATTCCTGTCGCGATTCGCGTACGCCTGCTCCCGCCTACACCGCCTCCCTCGACGCCGCGATGTCGCTGATCGATAACTTTGGCGTCCTGATGCACCTCTCCGACATCGGGGCGGACGGGCTGCCGCTCGCCCGCGTCGGCTGCCCCGGTTTAGACGGCGTTCCGATCTTCGTAGGAATCGCGTCGTGCATCATGACGGACACGGCTCCGTGCGCCGGGCTGGCGCTCGCCCTCTGCGCCGCCGCGATCCGCGCCCGCGCAACCACAGGAACAACCGATCATGTCGAGTGAGGTGGCGCTACTGCCGTGTCCGTTTTGCGGCGGGGAGGCGACTTACACCGGTACGAACCGCTGGCGAGGCGGTTTGCCTTTGCGTCTTGTGACGTGTCGCGAGTGCGGTTCTTGCGGGCGCGATGATCTTTGGAACCACCGCCAGCAAGCCGAAGCCCGCGCCACGTCGGTGGTGGTCAAAGCTGCATTTGAGCAGGGCTTTGGTTCTGGGGTCGGCGCCATGGAAGCCGAGACCGGCGCCAGCATTTCCGGCGCGGTCGAGGATCAGGTCATGTCAGAGGCATGGGACGCATACGCTGCGGATATCTCCGCCTCCACCACCGAAGCGCCCGGGGAAGGGGCGGGGTCATGAGCGCGTATCAAATCGCCTACCCATGGGTGTACAATCCGCATGGTTCTGATGGCCCAGCCTGCTTCGACCAGCCTGTTACCCTAAATGTCCGGTATCATATTCAGCCTGACGAACCCGACGTGAATGTTGGCTTCATGGTGACGATTGAAGAGGTCATGTGGGACAACGTTCCGCTCTGCACCGATGAGCCTTACGACAGCGGTTGGACGACAAGAGAAGAAGAGCGGTTGTTGGAATGGCTGCTTGATGGTGAGGGGCAGAACGGCACACCCACCCGCCTCGCATCGCAGGAGCAATCCGCATGACCGACTTTAGACAGGGTGAGGTGCCCGAAGGCATGGTCTCGTGGGCTGGTGGCGATAGCGCGCCGGCGGATTGGGATGGTGGCAAAGTCCGGATGCGTGGCGGCCGTCATCTGAATGTTACCCATGACGCAGCCATGTGGGATCACGACCGATCTTGTCGTTGCGAAGAGTTCGACATCATCGCCTATACACCTTCAACCCCCGTACAATCTGCCGGGGAGGCTTTCCACGAAACGGGGGTTTCGTTGAAGGTGGCGGACGGACAGGACCGCAAGTTCGCTTTCCGTGACGGCCAGTATGTCAACCGGGTGTCGGGCGAGCCAATCCCGCACGACGAGCCGATTATGATCTTCCGGGCTCGAGATCGGCACTCGTTGGAAGTGCTGCGCGGGTATCTGACGATGGCGACAGACGAGAAGCACCGACAGGCCATTCGGGATCGCATGGCGGAGTTCGGCGCCTATGCCCGCGCACATCCAGAACGGATGAAAGAGCCTGGGATTACGGGCGACATACGGCTGAACGACACCCCGCCCGCACCGGCCAGCGGAGCGGATGAGGTCTGCGGTGATTTCTGCGCAGTCCAAGCAGGGCGAGAATGTGATTGTGGGCGGAAACCGACCGCCTTCGCCGCGCGCCCCGCTGGTGAGGTTGAGCGGCTGCGGGAGGCGTTGGCAAAAGTCAGGAAGTACCTTGAAGACAAGTCATGGGACGCTTTCGACAGTCGCGAAGATAATCTTCTGGCTGTGATCGACGCCGCCCTCAACGAAGGCCACCAGCCATGACGACCGATCCCGAGCGCGTGGAGGATGTGGCAGTCCCTCATCCCAGCGAGTTTATCGCCGAAGAACTGATCGCACGCGGCTGGTCCGCCGACGATCTCGCCCTGCGCATGTCGGATGGCACCGACCATGACTTCGGCGTCTGTCGCGTGGCGCTCGACTTCTACGACGAGATCGGACCCGGTGAGCCGAAGATGTACATGGGCGACATCACGGGCGGCAAGCTGGGCAAGGCGTTTGGCGTCTCGCCGGGGTACTTCCTCGCGCTCGAAGAGAAATGGCGCGCTCATCTGCTTGCGAAGGAGATGCAGTGATGGACGTGCGCGAGATCGACTTTGCCCAAGCGGAGATGGTGATTGACCGGCTAGCCGAAATCGCCGCTGCCATGAGCGATCAGGCTGGGGTCGGCGGAATGGAGGCGGCCGGGCACCTGGTCTCCTACCTCGCCGACCACCCCCGCGACATCGAGCCGCTATTGCGCTTCGGCGTGTTCGAGCTGCCGACTGACTGGCACGAGCGTGGGAGCCTCACCTATCACGCCCGCAACGGCAAGGTGACGCACCCACAGTACGCTCGCCGGGCGCGCGTCATCGCCAGCCTTCAGCGACCGGAGCCCCGACCATGACCCCGCAGGACGAGCGTGAGGCGATTGCGCGGGTCGTTGATCCCTATGCATGGCGTGCATACGACGCAACGCTGTTGCCCTTTGTTGAAGGGCGAGGCGCGCATGAGGGCGAAAGCTGGCACGTTAGGGCGTACTTGGCGGGATGCCGTAATGCCGAGGACGCCAGTCTTTGGTGGCAAGAAACTGCGGACAGCACGGAGCCGGTTACTGTTGCGCTGTTCCGCGACAGCCTCGCCAAAGCCGACGCCATCCTAGCCCTCCGCCAACCGGGGGCGGAGTACCGGCGAGGGATAGAGGACGCGGCGATGGTCGCGGAACGCGACAGCACCTACGTCAGCGATCATCCGTACTACGCGCCTCAGGATCGCGCTAAGAACGCCACCCGAAAAGCCATAGCCACCGCCATCCGCGCGCTGACCGACGCGAACAACAAGGAATCGTGATGACCGATATCGACAAGACGATCATTGCCGGTATGACCGGCATCGACAAGGCGCTGTGGTTCGCCGGTCGTGATGCCAAGACGCGGGTTCCCGTCGTCTCGGATCGCGTGGAACTCGCCAACCGACTTGGGCTGACGACGCAGGCGATCCACAATTTCGTGAAGCAGGGTTTCCTGCCGCGCGATCGCGCTGCCGCCGTCAACGCGATGTACGGTGTCCCGCTGGCGGAACTCGTCAAGCCCGTCGCCTGAACCCGCGCTACCTGGAGAACGTGAATGGCGCGGTATGGCGCAACCCCTGAAGCGTGGTCGCACTTCGCTGACCGCCTCGACCTGACCGACCACCTTCTGCCGATCGTCGCGAACCCGAATGCGCGAATCGCGGAACGGTCGGCGATGAAGTCGGTCGGCAAGACGCCGAGCGTCTACGACAGTCGACGCGAGGTCGTCGGGCTCGGCAAGTGGACCGAGCGCACCTCGAGCCCCGATGACGTGGCGCGGTGGAGCCGCGAGCCCGACTACGCGATCGCCGTGCAGTGCCGCGCGATCCGTGCAATCGACATCGACGTACCGGATCCAGACAAGGCGGAAGCGATCGAGGCGATGGTCGTCAGCGCGTTGCAGGGCGTTCTGCTACCTGCCAGGCGCCGCGAGAACAGCGGCAAGCGGCTGCTCGCCTTTCGCTATGCCGCGGACATGCCGAAGCGCGTCATCCCGGTCGACGGCGGGATCGTCGAGTTCCTTGGCGACGGGCAGCAGTTCGTCGCATCCGGGATGCACGAGAGCGGGGTGCCCTACGAATGGGATACGCGCAGCGGGCTACCGCAGACCATCCCGACGCTGACCGACGCCGAGCTCGACGCCGTCTGGTCGACGCTCGTCGCGCTGTTTGCGACCGGGGAGCCGCGGATCGCGCGCGAGAAGCGCGTCGGCACGGCCCTCGATATCGGGCCGACGACGGATAGCCTCGCCGAATGGCTCGTTGCCGAGTGGGAGGTCTACGACCAGGGCCGCGACGGTGAGCTGTACCTGCGTTGCCCGTTCGCCGAAGGGCACAGCACGGAAACGGGCGAGACGTCGACGGCGTATTTCGTCGCGGGCACCGGCGGCTACGAGCGCGGGCACTGGGTCTGCCTCCACGGCAGCTGCGCAGGCCGCAGCGACCACGACTTCGCGGAGAAGGCGGGGTATCTCGGCGCCGGGTTCTCGGCACTGCCGGCCCGTCGCGATAGGGGAAACCCCATATCGGATGACGGCTATCGCGCGCCAGCGGAAGGCGCGAGCCGCGATCCGCTGATTCTGGCGGCGACGGAAGACCTCGAACTGCCCTCGCTCGACCGGGACAGCAACGGCGGGCTGATCGTCAACGCGGACAACCTCAACAAGATGCTGCTGACGCCCTGCTTTACCGGGATGCGGCTCGGTTACGACGCGTTCCGCGGTGCCGTGATGTGGGCGCCAGCGCAGCAGGACGTGCCGCAGTGGCGCGAGTTCGCGGACAACGACTACGTGGTGCTGGAGATCGCGTTGCATCGCCGCGGGGTGCCGCCGGTCGGGCATGACACGCTGCGCCGATGGGTGCGCAAGGCTGCGGCTGATCGCGAGTTCGACAGCGCGCAGGAATGGCTGTCCCGGCTTCGCTGGGACGGGGTGTCGAGGGTCGAACGGTTCTTCGTGGACTACCTCGGCGCACGGAACGACAATCGGGGCTATGCGGCGGCGGTGTCGCGCTATCTGTGGACCGCGCTCGCGGGTCGGGTGATGTCGCCCGGGATTCAGGCCGACATGGTGCCGATCCTTTACGGGTTGCAGGGTGCCCGCAAGACGTCGGCGATCCGCGCGCTGGTACCGGCCGACGACTTCTATGCGACGATCGACATGTCGGTGCGCGACGACGACACCGCGCGGCTGATGCGCGGCACGCTCGTCAACGAGCTCGAGGAACTGCGCGGTCTGAAGACCCGCGACGCCGAGAGTATCAAGGCGTGGATCACGAAACGCGCCGACAAGTGGACGCCGAAGTACGTGGAATTCGCCACGACCTATCTGCGCCGATCGGTGTTGATCGCCACGACCAACCGTGACGACATCCTCGACGATCCGACCGGCGAGCGCCGGTGGTTGCCCTCGGAAGTAGGGATCGCGGGGCCGATCGACGTCGACGCGATCACGCGCGACAGGGATCAGCTATGGGCGGAAGGCGCGACGCTGTTCCTGGTGGACGGTATCGCGTGGGGCGACGCCGAGCGTCTGGCGCCGCTCGAGCAGGAAATGTTCAAGGCGGACGACGTCTACGTGCCGCTGGTGGCGCGATGGCTTGATGACGCGGGGCTGGACGGCAAGGCGCATCGGATGCGGCTGGAACGCGACGCCAGCGGTCTGACCAGCCACGACATCGCGATCGGTATTGGCGCGTCGTCAGGCAAGCCTGACCGCGGTGTCGCGACATCAATCGGGATCGCCATGCGCAAGCTCGGTTTCGCGTCGCGGCAAATCGGGACGGCGCGAACACGGACATGGTTCGTGAAGCCCTGACAAAGAAAAACCCCGCTGCCGGAGGAGGGCAGCGGGGCTAGAACGATGGGGGTGGTGACGGTGTAGGCGCCGTCGGGTCAGTCCGTCAAGGCGTGAACCAGCCACATCCCGAACAGCGTCCACAGCGCGATGCCGGCGATCAGCGTCAGTGGTACGCCGATCAGCGTCCATAGGCTATCGCGTGGCGCGGGCTCGGCTTGCGCGTACTCGGCGTCGAAGCGTGTCTGGAGGGCGTGGACATCGGCAGGCGTCATGTCGTTGTCGAAGCCGAAGCGCGCCCACTCGTATTCGTTCGGGTCGAAATAGCGGAGACGGCCGGCGGGCTCGTCGCGGAGGATTTTCTCGCACAGCGGGCAGTAGGGGCCGAGCGAACCGCCGTTCGAGGCGGGGCTGTCGCAGTCAGGGCATCGCATCGTCGGGGTTCCTCTCCTGATACCATCGTCGGCGCGGGGCGGCGCTGCCGCGGCCCGCGCTCCCGGGGTGTCAGGCGTGCCAACCGTCAAAGTGTGCGTGCGACTCCACGCTCTGCTTGGCACGTTCAAAAGATGAATAGGCAACGCGACCAGCGAAACCGGCGCCGCGGGTCACGAAACGGCCGGCGTGCCGACCGCGTTTCAGTTGCTCAATCTTCACCGGTTCGTTGCCGTAGGTGCTGCGAATTTCGCCAGTCAGAACGATTTTGCGGTCCATGTCGGTTCTCCATTTGCTGATCGCCATATCGCGCAATCGCTTGACCGCGTCAAGTAGCTATCGAAAATAATTCTGCACACCTGTCGCCGTCCGCACACCTGCGAAAACAAGGTGTTCGGACTGAAACCCGCAGAACTCCTAGCTTTTGAACACCTGAACACCTCACAATCACTTTCTAGGGTGGAGGTAATGGAAGGAATAGAAGTAGTAATAAGGGTTGACTGTAGCGCGCCCGCGCGCGTACGTGCACGCGTACGCGCATACGCGTAAGGTCGGGAAAACGTTTGTGAGGTGTTCTAGGTGTTCAGAATGGCGGATTTCCGCCAGTTTTTAGGGTGAACACCTTGGGTGAACACCTCGAAAACGGGGGAAGGTGTTCACCTCCGTTTCGGCCTTATCGCGGTGCCGTGCAGAGGCTGGTGCGAGAGGCGGCAGGAAACTTCTATGCCGCGTCCATGCCAGCGCGGTTTGAGGACGCTGCATCCGATCTCAACCGGTGTCAAGTGCCTTGCGCGGTGACGCGGGAACAGGCATATTCCGCCGCTATGGGCGTCCCCTATCCACCTGAAGAACGCGAGCGCATCATCGCGCATGTGCTGGATCAGCTGGCGCGTGGTCGCGCTATCGTGACCGTGCTTCGCGATGACGAGGGCATGTGCAGCGAGACGTGTTTTTTCCGTTGGGTATTCGAGGACGAAACCGTAGAGGCTCGTCTCGCCCGCGCGCGCGAACTCGGCGTCGAGGCACGGCTTGCGCAGGTCGACGCGATCGTAGACGGCGATGACGTGGTATCGCTCGAGGGACTATCCGGTGACGCGTTGGCGCGCGCTCTGTGGCGCAACAACCCGAAGATGCAGCGTCTTCGCTACGACGCTCGGATCAAGATGGCGCAGATGCTGAAGCCGAAGAAGTACGGGCCGCGGCTCGATCTCACGACGGACGGCAACGCGCTGAACAAGCCGCCGGCCGACGACGCGGAGAAAGCGGCGGCGCTGCTTCGCCAGGTCGAAAAGCGTCTCGACCCGAAGACGCAGGATTTGCTGTCGTGATCGACATCGCGCTCGGCGCCGCCGTGGCGCTCGCCTGCGGCGTCATCGGGGTCTGCGTTGACGGGTTGCGGAAGATGGACTGGCGGCTCTAGCCGTGTCCTACACCCCTGAACGTATTCGCGAACTGCGCGCCGCGATGACGCCGGCGGAGGGGATGCAGTTCGACGCGATCATTCGCGGCTACAAGCCGCTGTTCCTGCCGAACGAGGGCAAGCAGACCGACGCCTACAACAGTCTCGCTGACATCACCGGCTACGGCGGCGCGGCCGGCGGTGGCAAGTCGGCGCTGATCTGCGGCCTTGCGACGACCGCTCACACGCGCAGCCTCATCATCCGGCAGGAAAAGGTCAGCACGAAGAAGTTCGTCCAGGACATCGCGAAGATGAAGGGCGACCGCGACGGCTACAGCAGCCAGGGCTCGACGTGGGCGTTCACCGGCCCTGACGGCGTCGACCGCACTATCGAGTTCGCGGGCATGGAGAACGAGGGCGACGAGGAAAAGCAGCAGGGCGTCGACTATGACCTGAAGGCGTACGACGAGGTGACGCAGCAGCGCGAGACGCAGGTCCGGTACACGATGGGCTGGGTCCGCACCGACAAGCCGGGACAGCGGACGCGCGTGCTGATGACGTTCAACCCGCCGACGACTGCTGAAGGCCGCTGGGTCGTCCGCTTCTTCGCGCCGTGGCTCGACCCGAAGCACCCGCACCCGGCCCGCGACGGCGAGCTCCGCTACTTCGCCACGATCGGCGACAATCCCGATTACATGTTGCCGCCAGAGCGCGGCGCCGCGCCGTTCGTCATCGTCGGCGGGCATCCCGTCTACGAGTTCGACGCAGCGGATTACGCGGTCGAGGATATTGTGACGCCGACGAGCCGCACGTTCATTCACGCCAAGCTGTCGGACAACCCGCATCTCGCGCAGGACGGCAACTATCTGCGGCAGCTGCAGCAGCTTCCCCCTGTCCTGCGCGAGCAGATGCTACGAGGTGACTTCATGGCCGGTGTCGAGGATCCGCAGGACCAGGTCATCCCGACCGCGTGGATCGAAGCCGCGATGGATCGCTGGCAACCGCGCGACGCGAAGGGCGTGATGGACAGCATGGGCGTCGACGCGGCGCGAGGCGGCAACATGGGTTCGACCACCGGCGCCACCGGCAAGGACAAGATGGTGATCGCGCGGCGGCACGGTAACTGGTTCGACCGCATCCTGTCGATCAAGGGCGTCGACGTGAACGATGGCTTCCTCGCCGCCAGCCAGGTCATCAACTACCGCCGCGACAACGCGCCGGTGCATCTCGACGTCGTCGGCATCGGCACCAGCCCCTACGACGTGCTGCAGAAGAACCACGTCCACACGATCGGCGTGAACGGCGCCGCGAAGTCGCTCGGCACGGATGCGAGCGGGCTGCTGACGTTCGCCAACCTGCGCAGCGAACTGCACTGGCGGCTGCGCGAGGCGCTCGACCCGAAGAACCCCGATCCGATCGCGCTACCCGATGACGCGGAACTGCTCGCCGACCTGACCGCACCGACGTGGCAGCTGACGACGCGGGGCATCACGGTGGAGAGCAAAGACAAGATCAAGGAACGGATCAAGCGTTCGCCCGACAAGGGCGACGCGGTCATCTATGCCCTAGTGTCAACCCCGAAACTACGATATGCGGTTGACGGGTATCTCGGTTTCGAGGCGACCGGCAGCACGTCGGGCGATTACGAGCGGGACCGCTACGCGGAGTTGAACTGATGACCGACATGGATGACGCGATCGCGGCGACGGGTTTCAACGATGGTGTGGTGCCGCCTCATGTGCAGCGTATGTTGACCGAGCAGGCGGCACTCGCGAACAAGCGCGGGGATTTGGACACGTTCATGTGCGGCGAGCAGTTCCGCAAACTCGATGACGAGGATCAGCGGCTGCTACATGAGCAGCTTCGGTATATGTCGGCGTACCTCGCGGTGTTGAATGCCCGCGTGGCGCGCGCAACGGCGTAACGCCAATGTGCGCCCCCAAGCCTCCGAAAGTCGAAGCCGTACCCGAGCGCGCGGCATCGGTGCTGCCGAACGGCGGTGACCCGTCGATCCGCGCCGGCGATCGCAACAAGCGCCGCGGCATGTGGTCGTCATCGGTTCTCGCGCAGGCGGCGACGCTCGGCTCGCCGTCCACGTCAGCGCCGCTCGGGATGACGGGCAATGGCTGATCCGCGCGACGTCGAGACGGTGGCGAAGGCGATCCGCGAGATGGACTGGAGCGGCGACGCGCCGGCGCCCGACGCGATCGCCGAGGTTGCGCTCGACGCGATGACGGAATTACCGCGGCGCGCGAAAGAGGTAAGGGCAACGCGGAATGGCTGACCCGAAGACGATCCGCGAGAAGTGCGAGGTCCGCCTGTCGTCGATGCAGGCGGTGCGTCAGCCGCTGGAGCAGGACTGGACGGAGATATTCCAGCATACGCTGCCGGCGCGCGGACTTGTCCAGATGGGCAACCGCAACGCGAACACCGTCAACGGCAATCGCCGGGCGAACACCGCGAGCCACGACAGCAAGGGTGCGCGCGCCGCGCGGACGCTGACCAACGGGATGCAGTCGGGGCTGAACAGCCAGGCGACGCCGTGGTTCAAGCTCGGCGTGGCGGGCGACACCGACCTGATGGAATACGAGCCGGTCAAGATCTGGATGGCCGAGGTCGAGCGGCTGATCTACAACCTGCTCGCGACGACGAACTTCTACGATGCCTCGAAGACGGGCTACAGCGAGCTCGGCACGATCGGCGTCGAGGCGTGCATCATGCTCGAGCATTCCGAGTATCGCGCCGTCTGTCACACGTTGACGGCCGGCGAGTACTGGATCGCCACCGACGAAGGCTTGCGCACCGACACGCTCTATCGTCGCAGCTTGCTGACGACGATGCAGATGGTGCGGTCGTTCGAGTGGAACCGGCTGTCGAAGACGTGCCAGAACGCCTATAACAGCGGCAACTACCAGACGCTGTTCCCGGTCGTTCACGCGATCGAGCGCCGCCGCGAACGCGATCCCGACAAGATCGACGGGAAGAACAAGCCGTTCGCGTCGATCGTGTGGGAGGAAGGGCAGACCGACAAGAACATCCTGCTGCGCGAAGGCGGCTACGACACCAAGCCGTTCTGGGCGCCGCGGTGGGAGACGACGAGCAACGAGGTCTACTCGTCGTCGTCACCGGGGTTCTACGCGCTGCCCGATCTGCGCGAGATGCAACTCGCCGCGCGCCGCCGCGGTCGCGCGATGGACCTGCTCGTCAAGCCGCCGATGAAGGCGCCGATCGGGATGGCCGGCAGCAAGCTGCGCCTCGACCCCGGCAGCATCACGTTCGGCACGGCGATGGACATGGACAAGGTCGCGCCGATGTTCGAGCTCGGCTACCAGTCTCTCGCCGCGATCCGCGACGAGCGCGAGGCGATCCGTCAGGATGTCGACGCCTGCTTCCACGTCGACCTGTTCATGGCGATCAGCCAGATGGAAGGTGTGCAGCCGCGCAACGATCTCGAGTTGACGCTGCGCGACGCCGAGAAGTTTACGCAGCTCGGACCGGTGGTCGATCGCGTGAACATCGAGAAGCTGGAGGTGGCGATCGATCGCGCCTTCTCGATCCTATCGTCGCTCGGTCAGATTCCGCCCGCGCCGCCGGAACTGCAAGGCCAGCCGCTACAGATCGATTTCATCTCCATGCTCGCGCAGGCGCAGAAGGCGAGCCAGAACTCGGCGATCGAGCGCGCCGCGCGCTTCGTCGGCTTCGTCGCCGGCATCTTCCCCGACGCCGCGATCAAGTTCGACGCCGAACAGGCGATCGACGAGTTCGCGACCGGCACCGGCACGCCGCCGAAGATCATCCGCTCCGACGAAGTCGTCGCGCAGATGAAGGAACAGATGGCACAGCAGCAGCAGATGGCGCAGGCCGCGCAGATGGCACAACCAATGCGTGATGGCGCGCAGGCGGCGGAACTGTTGTCGCGCACCGACGTCGGTGGCGGCACGTCGATGCTTCAGCAGTTGGCTGGACAATGAAAGACGGCGTCGACCGGACACGCGCAGCGCTGAACGCGCGCGACATCGAAGCGCTGTCGCAGGATCCGCGCTTCCTGCGATTCCTCTTTACAGTGATGAACACGGCTGGCATATGGCAGTCCACGTACGGGTCCAAGGATCACCTCGCCTTTGCCGAGGGACGCAGGAGCCTGGCGTTCGATATGCTGCGAACGGTCGAACTCGCTCGACCCGATGCACAGCTTGCCGTGCTGCAAGCCGAACACCAAGCCCTGATGGAGTATCCCGATGCCCGACCAGCCCGCTACGACCCCCGAGACGAACTCGCCGACCCCGACGGACCCGACGGTGTCGAAGGACGGCGCCCCGGCACCGGCCTCCAGCGATACGTCCTCGCCGACTACGCCGCCGAACCCCGCACCGGAAGCTGATAAATCCATACTCGGCGACGCGCAGGGCGATCCCGCGCAGCCCGAGGGCGAGTCGGCGAAAGACGGTGAAGCCGAAGGCGAGAAGGGCGATGCCGAGCCGTCGCCGCTGTTCGGCGCGCCGGCCGGCGACGCGCAGTACGAGATCACCGGACTGCCCGACGGCGTCGCGATCGACGGGGATGCGCTCGCCGCGGTGACGCCGCTCGCGCGCGAACTGAACCTGTCGAACGAAGGGCTGTCGAAGCTCGCCGGCGTGTACACCGAAAGCGTGCTGCCGGGTGTCGTGAAGCAGCTCGAGGGCGATATCCGGGCACAGGCCGCGCAGATGCGCAAGGACTGGGGTACGGATGCGCGTGCCGCGGTATCGGGCGGCACGAACGCCGCCGGCGAGCCGGTCGAAGCCGATCCCGTCTATGCCGGCCACACGCTCGCGGAGGTGCAGACCATCTCGGCGAAGGCGCTCGACCGCTTCGGCGGCGAGGGGTTCCGCGACTTCCTCAACGGGAACGGGCTCGGCAATCATCCGCAGATGCTGCGCTTCGCCTATGCGGCGGGCAAGGCGATCAGCGAAGACAACAGTTTCGAACGCGGGCAGGGCGTGCCGAAAGCGGAGTTGACCCGCGAAGAAAAGTACTACGGACCCAAGTAACAAGGAGGCATTACAATGGCCGTTACCGCAACTGGCGTAAATACGCTCAATGACGTTCTGGCGTCCCTAGATCCGAACGGGAAGCTGCTCGACATCGCCGAGATCCTGACGCAGGACAACGACTTCCTGAACTACTTCAACTGGCGTGAAGGCAACATGGTGACCGGTCACCGTGACGCCGCGCGCGTCGCGCTGCCGGCGCCGTCGTTCCGCGCGATCAACGAAGGCGTGCCCGTCACCAAGGGCGCGACGACGCAGATCGAAGAGACGTGCGCCATGCTGGAGGACTTCAGCCAGTGCGACCGCGAGCTCGCGATCCTGTCGGGCAACGTCGCCGGTTATCGCCTCCAGGAAGGCAAGCCGCATATTATCGGCATGGGTCACAAGATGGCGCAGACGATGATCTACGGTAACGCCGCCGCGGATCCGAAGTCGTTTACCGGCCTCGCGCCGCGGTTCAACTCGCTGTCGACCGGCGTCTCGCAGACCGCGAACAACGTCATCAACGCTGGCGGCACCGGCTCGGCGCTGCGGTCGGTGTGGTTGATCGTTTCGGGACCGGATACGATCACCGGCCTCTACCCGAAGAACACGAAGGGCGGTCTGCTCCACGAGGATGCGACGAGCCACGCCAACGGCACGGACGCCAACGGCGGCGGTCAGGTACTGCTCGACCCGAACGGCAACCCGTTCATCGGCTTCCGCGATCACTGGCTGTGGCGCTGCGGTATGATGGTCAAGGACTGGCGTTACGCCGTCCGCATTGCCAACATCGATCCGGCGTCGCTGACGAAGTCGGGGTCGACCGGCGCCGATCTGCAGGATCTGATGACGCAGGCGCTCGAGCGGGTGCAGGACACCAGCAACGGCAAAGCGTTCTTCCTGATGGACCGCAACACGCGCGCGTTCCTGCGTCGTCAGCTGCTCCAGCAGAAGAACGCGTTCCTGTCGATGGACGAGGTCGGTGGCCGCAAGGTCATCAACTTCGGCGAGGTGCCGGTGCTGCGCACCGACGCGCTGCAGGTCAACGAGGCGCAGGTCGCGTAAGCGACGAGGCTGAAACGAAGCCCCCGGTGCGGCGCATCGGGGTATAGGGAGACTGAATATGTACACCGACGCGCAGCTTCGTCCCTCGCAGGCACAGAGCCTTGCGGGCGCCGCGGCCACCACCGTTTCGACCAACACCATCGACCTGCTCTCGCCGTCGACCAACATCGGCCGCGGTCGCCCGCGACGCGCCAGTGCCTACGCGACCACTGCGTTCGTCGGCGGCACGTCGGTCAAGGTCGACCTGATCCAGTCGGCGAACCCCGATCTCTCGTCGCCCGATATCCTGGCGTCGGGGTCGGTCGTCACCACGCCGACGCTCGGCCGCAAGCTGCTCGACGTCGTCGTGCCCGACAACACGAAGCGGTACATCGGCTTCCAGTACACGACCGTCGGCACCTACACGGCGGGCGCGGTGTCGTCGTACATCAACGCCGACACGGATCAGCAGCCGTACCTGCCCGCGCAGACCGGCTTCTAATCCACGCGCTACGCGTTCAATCGTCCAAGGAGACAGGACATGGCAGTCAAGCATATGGTGACGGGTAACCTGCCGACTTTCATCGGCGGGGCGCTCGTGCCCCCGAACACCCCGGTATCGGTCGACGACGAGCAGATCGACCTCGACACTACGCTGACCGACAACGACGGCAAGGCGATCAAGGGCAAGCGCGATATCGGGCTGCACCCGATGACGCACGCGCACGGTCGCGTCCAGGCGCCGGTCGCGATCGCGGCGATCAGCCCGACCGGCCCGAACCCGACGGCGCCGCAGCAGCTGCCGCCTGGTGCGATGCAGCAGCTCGACGGCTACACGAACGCCGAAGGTGCGCCGCTCGTCGCCGAGGGCAGCGAAGCGGCGATCGAGGTCGAGGAAGGTGGCGAGACGACGCGCTCGCGCCGCACGAAGAAGTCGGACGACGCGCTTTCCTAAGCGGGTCGCATAGGCTATGACGAAGGCGAGGCGTGGCGGCGTCTCGCCTTTTTCGTAACGGAGACAGGCGAATGGCCGATAGCAGCCGGGGGTGGATGAAGGTGATCGCCGACGCCGTCGACCCGGGTAATCCCGGCAACCGCAACGACAACGAGCCGGGGTATCTCGAACGCATCGCGAGCGGTATCCAGTCGGTCGGACCCGCGAACGTCGCCGCCGAGATCAACGCGGCGTTCGCCGCCAACGATCGTCAGTTCTCCGAATACGGCGGCGGGTTCGTCGATTACAGCGACGTCGACTACGCCAACAACATTACGACGCCGGTCCCTGCGGGCACGCCGATGCAGATCGTGCGCAACCTGTCCGCCGCCGCGGTCAATTATCGGCTGAACCGCCCCTTCGCGACGTGGCAACCATGGGATGACGTGGCGAAGCTGGTGCGCGCTCGCGCGCTGTTCGACATCATCGGCGTGCGGATCGATATTCGGCTGATCCCCGATCGCGTCAACGCGGTGGTGCGGGTGTCGATGAACACGCCGACGGTCGAGCTCGCCGGAAAGAACATGCCGCTGACCGCGCCGCCAGGCGTCGAGGAAAAGATCACCGTCGATTTCGCTGAACTCGCGGTGCGCAACAGTTTCTTCCAGAACGGTGCGGGATTCTACCTGACGGCGAATGTCCCGATGACACTCGTCGAGTTCAGCCCCGAATTCTATCCGCTGGGATACGAAGCATGACGACGCGTATCTGGTTCGAGAACGACGCGCTCCAGATGGATGGCGTCGGTACGCTGCCCGCGCGATCGCTGAAGACGGTCGTCGACGGCAATCGTGTCCACGTCCTGACGTTGAGCGATGTGCGGCTGTCGCAGTTGCTGTTCGGTGAATATGCGACGAAGACCGGCGCGACGTTCGCATCGGCAGCGGCAGTCAAGACGTATCTCGATGCCGAGTTCGCGAAGGCAGTTGCAGGCACGCCAGCGTGGTCCGACGTCACAGGCAAGCCGACGACGTTCCCGCCGTCCGCGCATAGCCACGTCATTGCTGACGTAACGGGATTGCAGGCCGCGCTCGACGCGAAACTCGGCACCGCGGTGACGCCGATCGTTTCGACGCGTCCGCTCAACACGACGTTTCAGCCGAGCGCAACCAAGGCGACGTTCGTCAGCTATACCGTCAAGACGACAGTCACGAACCCGCTGATTGCGGGCAATTCGACGGCGGTCTGCCAATTATTGAGCGATGCCGCGGCGACGCCGACGACCGAGCGCTGCCGGGTCGAGGCGGGCAGCGCCGTGGGGCTGGCGGTCACGATCGCGCTGACCACCTACAACACGGCGTCGTTGACGTATCTCGTTCCGGCAGGGCATAACGTGAAGCTCGTCAGCAGCACGACCGGCACCGGCGCGGTGGCGATCGTCAGTCAGACGGAGGTCGCGCTAGGATGACCAGTTTCAAGACCACGATCACCGGTACGGAACTGTGCAACCGCGCGCTCGACATGCTACCGGCCGACCCGATCCCGAATCTGGATCCGCAAGTTGGCGGTTTGTCGGCGCGCACGGCGCGGCGCTGGTACAAGCCAACGGTCGGCTGGTTGCTCGAGCGGCATCACTGGAACTTGGCGACGGTGCGATCGTCGCTCGCCGCGCTGCCGACGAACACGCGTAATGGGCAGTGGCGCTTCGCCTACGCGATGCCGAGCGACGCTGCCTACGTGTTCGGAATCGTCGGCACGAATGGCACTGGCTATTACAGCGCGATCGCGAACCTGTACGGGCGGTCGATGTTCGAGCGTGTCGGCGACGTGCTGTATTCGAATGTCGCGGCGGCGCAGGTCGACCATACCAGCTACCAGACGACCGAAGCCGCGTTCAGCGAGGAATTCTCGAACATCATCGTGTTGTTCCTGGCGTCGCGTTTCGCGATGCCGATCACGAAGAAGCCGAGCCTTGCCGAGAAGTATCAGAAAGACGCGGCTGACGCGCTCGTCATGGCGATGGCGCGCAACGCGAACGAGAACCAGCCGACCTACGGCAACGCGCCGACCGAGACGGAGATCGCGCGCGGCGCGGGCATCGGCTGGAATGACGGCGCGAGTATCGACAACCAGTTTCCAGGAACGGCGTTCGATCCTGCGTTTCCGCCGATCGGCGCACCGATCGTTCCTGATGTCGGCCCCGCCGGCGATTATCTGTACGAGGGCTGACGATGGCCGCTATCCCGCTTTCGAAATCCCCTATCATCGCGGCGCTTCGCGCGGATCTCTCCGCGGCGATCGCGCGGATCATCGTGCTAGAGGGGATCATCGAAAACGGTGGCGGTCTGCCGACACCCGATCCCGCGTTCACGTCCAACCCGTCGATCGCCGGCATCCCGACCGTCGGGCAGGCGCTGTCCTCGCTGACCTACACCGATGGCGTCGTGGAGAACGGCAGCGTCATCGGCCGCACCTACCTGCTCAACGGTGCACCCAAGCCGATCAGCTACGTGCTGACCGAGGCGGACGTTGGCGCGTCGCTGGTGTACCGGAACACGGCGACGGGCGGCGTGATGGCGTTGTCGGCCGGGGTGACGGTGGTTGCGGCTATTGTCACCACAGGCACGCCCGGTCAGATCGGCTTCAACACCATCGCCGACAACGGCCAGGGCACATCCAGCTTCATTGATCTAAATCGAATGAAGTCCGGTAGCGTCAACGGCATGTGGAATAACGGCGCGCCGTTGTCGCAATACGGCTACCCGACCGCTGCCGGCTCCAACGGCGCTCCGACGGGCATCAAGATATCCCTTCGCCGCCCGAAGTCAGGCACGATCCGTCATGTGGTCAGGCACAACGGCGTCGGCCTGGATTGGTCGTTGAGCGGCGCGAGCAACATCACGATCGTCGACCCATCGGACCCCAATCGCGTGATTTTCGATGTGGGCGTCGGCGACGAAGAAGAATATTGCAGCTTGTTCTTCGTCATTGCGGGAGCGACGACGTTTCCGGACTACAAGCCAGACAATCCTATCGCCACCCGCGACGGGATCGCAGTCTATGAGCTAGCGCACGAAGCTGATTATCTCGCCGGTAAGGAGTTCCGGCCTGACGCCATTGCGGAAGCCAAGCAATCATTTGGGTTGCGCTGGATGGACGTCATGAAGATTAATGGTAGCCAGGTCCGCACGGTCGCAGACCGAACGCCGGTCGGATACTGCTCGTATTCCGATGCGACCACGTTCGGTCGTCCGCTTGAGAACATCATCGCGTTCCACAATGAGACTGGCACTTCGCCGTGGCTCCAGATGCCATATGCCGCAAACGACGGATATCGTCGTTGGATGCTGACAACGATCCGCGATTTGCTGCTGCCTTCGATCCGCTTTTTTCTTGGGTACGGCAACGAGGTCTGGAACAGCGACGGCCCGTTTTTGGCCAGCTACAGTTATGCGGCCGACGTCGGCCACGACGCCAACCCGAACTGGGGCAATTCGCAAGGCTACGGTATTCTCGCGGCGCAGCTCGCCTTGCTCTCTCGCGAAGTATTCGGAGCCAGTCACGGCGACCGGGTGATCGACGTTTTCGAGCGCCAGATGGGGTCGCTCACGGGAATGATCGAGGCGGCGCGAGGTGTGGCCTATACAGGCAACACCGTGGGCGATCTTTTCCCGGGAATGGCGATCGGTTTCTACACCGGCGACCCCGTGCAGCAGCTTGGTTTGGCCCGACCGGAGCCCGAGTTCTCGCAGAACAAGGCCAAGCTGCTCGATGAGGTTGAGAAGTTTGAAGCGACCAACGCCGATCCGAAGCTGCGGGTGGTTCGCCAGCAACTCATAGATGAAATCTGGCACGGCGGAGCCATTGCCGGATGGGACGAGACGTTCACGCTCGACAATCTGGACGCTATTTGGGGACAGGCCGCACAATTCTGCCGTGATTATGGTATCCGGCACCTCCTCGGATACGAAGGGCAGGATCCGCACACGCAGCTATTGGCGCTAGGCAACGAGTTCGGGCAGCGCGCGCAGGACATGATGTACGCGTGGAAGCAGGACGTCCGTGTGAGCGGCCTGCAAGATGGCTCGTACATGCGAGCCAAGTTCGCGATCCTGCGTCGCCACGGAATGACGGCTACCTTCATCCTGACGGACTACGGCTCTTCGAACCAGTATGGTGCGTGGTTGACGAAGCCGAGCGTCTTGTCGGAGGATACCCGCCAGTGGACGTTCTACCGCTCGTACAATGCCAATCCGCTCGATCCATTGCTGTTCGAACTGAACCTAATCGGCGGATCATCGGGCAGGGTCGGCACTCCGCTGACGCAAAGGGTTGTGAGTTTCGGCGGCGCAGTCCCGGCATCCCCGCCGGTGTTGATCTCCGGCTCACTCCCGCCCGGCGTCACCTGCGTGGACGGCGTTTTCGGCGGCACTCCTACCGCGGACGGCTCATACACGCTCGGGTTTGAAGCCACCGACGCGAACGGACAGAAATGCAATCGGCCGGTCACGCTAACGATTGCGGCGGCTCCCGTGATCGCGAGCTACGATTATTTCTCGTTCCAGACGACCCGGACTGTCAATCGGCTCGGCTCTGATCCGAGCAGCGTGTTCTTCGCGTCGCTCGGCGGCTGCAAGGCTCTGGACGCCAACGGTCAAGCGATTGCGTATACGCCCACCGGCGATCAGCAGGGCAACTATCCTCTCACCAACCTGACCGACAACAACTCCGCAACGCTTTGGTATTCGGGGATGAATACTGACAGCCAGCCTTATTCAGTCTGGTACGGTGCGTTCGGCAGTAAAAAGGCCCCCGTTCAGTTCGCTCTCGATGGCAACACCGACTATTCGCCTGCGGACTTCATCATACGCGGCCACAACGGCACGCCCCCGACCGATGGTACGGTGCCGGCTGGGGGCGTGGTGCTTGTGACGCGGACAGGGTTGAACGTGGACTTCTGGTCCGCTGGTCCTCAGACGTTCGCAGTTGCCTGACATGACCACGACACCCGTTCTCAATTTCAGCAAGGGCGAGCTTGGGCCACAGTTGTATGGCCGAATCGACGCCAGCCAGTACGCCGCATCGGCGAAGCGGATGCGCAACGTCATCGGGCAACGCTACGGCGGCGCGGCAGCGCGTCCCGGGTTTCGTCTGATCGGTCGGCTCGACGATCAGAGCCAGCCAGTGAAGCTGGTCCCGTTCCAGTTCTCGATCGACCAGGCGTACGTCATCGGGATGCAGGAAGCCAAAGCGCGGCTGCTCGCGTTCGGCGGTTTCGTGCTGGAGCAGAACACGAAGATATCGGCGATCACGAAGGACATCACCGCCAGCGTGACGTCGCCGTTCCACGGCTACGCCGTTGGCGATCGGGTCTTCTTCTCGGGCGTTTCCGGGATGACGCAGATCAACGGCAGGCAGGGCACCGTGCTGTCGGTCAGCGACACCGATCAGTTCGTTGTCGATATCGACACGCGGTCGTTCAGTGCGTTCGCGAGCAGCGACGGTACGACGAACACAGCGCCACCACCGACGCCCGCGCCGACACCCACGCCGACGCCTACCCCGACGCCTACCCCGCCCCCCGAAACCGGTGGCGGTGGTGGCTCGGGCAGCGGGCGCTGCGTTACCGAAGACACACTGATCCTGACGACCGTCGGCGAGGTGCAAGCCCGGCTGCTGTCGGTCGGTGACTATGTCCGCACCCGTCACGAAGCGACGATGGAGTGGGGCGACTATCGGATTACCGCGATCGAGCGCGCGGTCGAACCAGTGATGGGGTTGCTCGTCAACGAACGGATGCTCTACGCTACCCCCGAACACCGGATACACGTTGCGGGGAAGTGGCGGACGATGGCATCGCTCGGCGGCACGGCAGGAGGCGAGGCGCCGATCGTGAAAATCACGGTTGCGGACGCACACACCTACGTCTCGAACGGCATCCTCTCGCACAACCTGAAGCAGATCAACCAGGTGGACGACTGATGGGCGTCGCGCGGCTCTACAAGTTCGGGACGCCCTACAACGCGGCGGATCTCGCCGGCGTGCAGTTCGCGCAGACGGCGAACGTCGCCTATTTCGTTCACATCGATCGCCCCGAACAGAAGCTGACGCGCAACGCGCATACCGACTGGACGTTCGCGCCCGTCACCTACGGGCCAACGATCGCGGCACCGACCGACGTCAGCGCGTCGGCGACATCGCCGAACACCACCGGCTACGTCGCGACGCCCTATCAGTACGTCATCACCGCGATCAGCGACGACAACGGGCAGGAGAGCCGCGCGTCGGACATCGCCAGTGTCACGAACGATCTGACGCTCGACGGGAACTACAACACGGTATCATGGACGGCGGTCGACGGCGCCGATCGGTATGCCGTGTACAAGGGCAACAACGGCGTGTTCGGGTTCATCGGCGGCACCGAAGGCACGTCGCTGCGGGATGGCACGCCGGTCATCGTCGCGGACCTGTCCGATACGCCGCCGAAGGCGACGAACCCGTTCGTCGGCGAGGGCAACTACCCGTCGGCGATCACCTTCCACGAGGGGCGCAAGGTGCTGGCGCGTACCCGCAAGCGCCCGAACGCGGTGTTCGCGACGCAGTCCGCAGATTTCGAGAACATGGACACGTCGCGGCCGGCGAAGGACGACGACGCCTACTCGTTCGCGCTCGTCGGCAAGCGCGTCAACGCGGTCAACCAGCTGGTCAGCACGACGTCGCTGCTCGCGCTGACGACCGACAGCATCTTCTCCATCACCGGCGGCGACAAGGCGATCGGCCCGAACAGCACGATCCCGAAGAAGCAGTCGGGCCGCGGGTCATCGCGCCTGCCGCCGATCGAGATCGACGAGACGACGTTCTTCCAGCCGAACCAGGGCAGCGCGGTGCGCGCGCTCGGATTCTCGTTCGACATCGACGGCTACCGGTCGAACAACATATCGATCTTCAGCCCGCATCTGTTCGACAACGATACGATCGTTTCGTGGGCGTATCAGACCGAGCCCTATTCCTGCATATGGGCGGTCATGCAATCCGGCGTCATGCTCTGCTTTACATGGGAGCAGGAGCAGGACGTGTGGGGCTGGACGGTCTGCGAGACGGCAGGCGCGTTCGAGGACGTGGCAGTCATCACCGAACAGGGTGTCGACCGCGTCTACGTGGTGGTGCGTCGCACGATCGACGGACAGACGGTGCGTTTCTACGAGCGCATGGCGCTGCCGCACGGCACCGACTACACGTCAGCGTGTCATCTCGATTGCGCGGTGACGCAGGTCTACGATCCGCCGAGCCAGGTCGTGACGGGGCTGAACCACCTCGAGGGCGAGACGGTGTCGGCGTTCTACGACGGCTATGCGCAGCAGGATCTCGTCGTCACAAATGGCAGCGTCACGCTCCAGGCGGCGGCGTCGGTCGTCAGTGTCGGCCTGCCCTACACCGCAGAGATCGAGACGTTGCCGCTGGTGCTGGCGACGCAGGGCGGCTCGGCGCACGTCAACCGGCAGACGATCAACAAGGTCGTCGTCCGTTCGCTCGACACGAAAGGCGTCGAGGTGGCGATCGCCGGCGGCGAGTTCGAGGCGATCGCCGAGCGACTGGCGGAACCGATGGGCGCGCTACCCGATATCGCGGCGCGCGATTACGAGGTGAAGCTGCCCGCGTATTGGGATGACAGCGCGACGCTCGTCATTCGACAGACGCAGCCGATGCCGATGCATGTGACAGGTCTGTTCATGCAGCCGGATATCGGAGATGATTGATTGCCGGGTGTCGGACTCGAACCGACCCACCACCACACGTCTAGCATGGCCGCCCCACCGCGGTGCGTTAATCCCGGCAAGGAGTATATGATGTGATCGAATGCGTCCCGTCAACCCCTGCCCATATCGGGACGCTCGCCACCCGGATGCGCGAAATCGATGCAGCCGAGTGCGCGATTGCCGGTATGTCGCCGCGCGAGACGCTGCGCATGGGGCTCGCGAATAGCGAAACCGTGTGGACGGTGAAGATCAACGGGCGACCCGAAGCGATGTTCGGCGTCGTCAACGCGTCGATGCTGGAGGGCCGCGGACGCATTTGGCTGCTGATGACGGAGGACGGCGCCCGGCAGCACCGGGCGATCGTGCGGCTCGGCGGCATCTACACCGCGGCGCTGGCGCGGCATTACCGCATCCTTGAGAACTATGTCCACGCGAAGAACGACAAGGCGATTCGGTGGCTTTCACGTCTAGGCTTTCACGTAGGGCCAGTTGATGTTATCGCAGGTCAGCCCATGCGCTTTTTCGTGAGGATGTCGTAGCTTTGTGCGGACCAGCTGCCCTCATTCCCCTCACGATTGCCAGCACCGCGCTTGCTGCTGGCGGGCAGATCTACGCGGGCAACGCGGCGAAGAACCAAGGCCGCTACGAGCAGAAGATCGCCGAAGGCAACGCGGCGCGCGATCGCAACGCGGCGACCGACGCGTCGAACCGCGGACAGGTCGCGCAGCTTCAGCGCTACCGCGCTCTCGCGCAATCGCTCGGCGCGCAGCGCGCGGGCTACGCGGCGAACGGGCTCGACGCGAACTTCGGCTCGGCGCTCGAGACGCAACTCGGCACCACGCAGATCGGCTACGAGGATAGTGCCACGCTCGCCGAGAACACCCGGCGTGAGATGATGGGCTTCGACGTCAGTGCAGCGAACCAAGTAATGCAGGGCCGCGCTGCCCGCGCGCGTGGCGATGCCGCGAAAACGGCGTCGCTGTTTCAGGCGGGTTCGACGATCCTGTCGGGCTCGCAGCAAGTTGCTAAACTGAAAGCGGGCGGCTGATGGCCGTCTCGGTCCCGATCGACTATCAGAACCGCGTCGCCGCCGACCCGCTGCCGCAGCAGCGGCTGCGCCCGGCGGACTTCGGCAGCGCAGGCGAGACGATCGGCCGCGCGCTGGAAGGCGCGGGCAACGCGGGCCGCGAGTTCGTGGATCGGCAGGACCGGATCAACGGGCTGTACGACGAGGCGGCGGTGAAGACGACGCTGGCGAAAGCCGTCGACGAGCTCGCGCCGATCCGCAACACGGTGACGTCGGCGCGCGGCATGGACACCGTTGGCGCCAAGGTGCAGGCGCGCGCGAGTTTCGAGGAACTGCAGAAGCGATATCAGGGCGCGCTCGCCAACCCCCGGCAGCAGCGACTGTTCGGCGACGCGTTCGGGCGTATCCGGCAGCAGGAATACGAGACGTACGATCGCCATGAGGCGAAAGAGATTGAGGTCGCGACGGTCGACGGGTCGAAAGCTCGGCAGGCAACCAGTCTATCGCGCGCCGTTGATCTCGCCGGCGTCAACGACGAAGCCGCCGACTCGTCGCTCGCCGACGCGCTGGTCGAAAACCGGACGCTGTTCAAAGGCGCCGACGCGGCGACGCTCGCCCGCGCCAACGCCGAGACGGTGTCGGGCTTCCGGGTGTCGGTGGCGCAGAAGCTGGCGGATGGCGCGGGCGACAAGCCGGGCGACGCGCTGGCGGCGAAGTCGTACCTGGACGCGCACGCTGGCGAGATCCTGCCGTCGGACGAATCGAAGATGCGCCGCGCGATTCAGAGCGACGTCGACGACGCAGTGGTCGAGGCGGCGTACGGCGAGGTGCTGGGGATGCAGCACGGCGTCGAACGCGAACCGACACCGGAGGAAGCTGACGCCGACGGGCACAAGGTCGCGACGGTGAATGCCGACCCGCTGCGCGGCAAGGGCCGCGGCGTGACGGGGCGCTTCACAGATACGCGCGACGGCGGCTCGCGGATGCACGCCGCCGAAGATATCGCGGCGCCGCCCGGCACCGCCGTTTATCCGCCGATGTCGGGTAAGGTCGAGAAGGTGTGGTTCGACCCGAAAGGCGGCAATTCGGTGCTGATCCGTCACCCCGACGGCCGGGTCACTGGCTACGCGCATCTGCGCAATGTGAACGTCGACGCCGGGCAGAGCGTCGATGCGTCGACCGTTCTCGGCGGGGTCGGCAACACCGGTGCGGGATCGCACGGCAACCATCTGCACTTCACGGTGCGGGATCAGGGCGGCAAGCGCGTCGATCCGGCCGGGCAGACGTGGCGCGAGCAAGGCATCGCCGCGCCGTCAACCGATCGCGCTGACGTGCAGGGCGCGTACAGCCGCGCGCTCGTCGCCGCGAAGCGCAACAACCTGTCGCCGAAACAGACGCGTGAACTGCTGTCGCGGATCGACGGCGACGCGGCGCGCAATGACCGGCTGCGCGCCCGCGCTGAAGATGAGGCGCGCGACGACGCCTATTCGGTGATCGACAAGATGGGCGATGGGTTCACCGACGTCAGTCAGGTGCCCGTCGCCGTGCGCAGTCGCCTCGCGCCGGGGGTGCTGACGACGCTGCGCAACGTGGCGGATGCCAACAAGAAGGGCGACGACGTCGGCGCGACGAAGCCGGGCGGCGACACCTACTACGATCTCTACGAGATGGCCGGCAATGCGCAGACGCAAAGCGCGTTCATCGACGCCGATCTCTACAAGGTCCGCGGATCGATGGCGAAGGGCGAGTGGAACTCGCTGCGCAAGATGCAGATCGACATGCGCAACGGCGGCGGGAAGACGAGCAAGGAAGCCGATCACTTCTCGGCGATCAACGAGACGATCAGCTACTACGCGCCGCAGTCGGCGGGGCTCGACGTGCAGGGGGTGCCCGCCAAGCAGGCGCGCGAGAACAAGGTCCGCCGCGCGCAAGTCGCGCAGCGCGTCGACGCGATCGTACGGCAGCGCGAAGCTGGGGGCAAACCGGTGCAGCCCGACGAGCTCCGCGCGATCGTGCGCAGCCAGTTGGCGCCGGTCTATCTGAACAACGACACTAGTCAGCCGATCGCGCGTGGCGCGGTCGCGCCCGGGCAGAAGGTCGCGACGAGCGTTCCGAAGGCGGATCGGTCACAGATCATCGCCGCGTGGAACCGCGCGCACGGCACCACTACCGGCCTGACGGAAGGTATGATAGCCCGTATCTACCTTGACGCAGGCGGTGGGCTGAAGTGACCGACAACCGATACGACGCTATCATCTCGGGCCGTACCGCGCAGCCGCGTAACAATCGCGCTGACCAGTTGCGCGACAAATACTCGGCGATCATTCACGACGACACTAGCAACCGCGCGCAGCTGAACGCGCTCGACGCGTCGGACCCCGACACCGCGGCGCGCGCCAACCGCTACGAGCGACAGATCGGCGTGCCGGCGCGCATCGCGCAGGACGACATCGGCACCTACGATACGATGGATCGGCAACGACAGGTCGCGGCGGCGTCGGCCGCGCATCCGAACATCGGGCGGTTCCTCGCCAACCCGCGCGCCGCCGCCGTGGGATCGGACGACACGCCGGCGATGGCGGCGATCAGCCAGCAGTTCCGGGCGTTCTGGGATCGTCCGAAGCCGAAGCAGTCGTGGCTCCAGTGGGCGAAGGATCTGCCGTCGAACATCGCCGGGTCGATCGGCGCCGGCATCTACGGCGCCGCGGAGGGCGTGACGCAGACGCTGCGCGCGGCGGGCGAGATCGCCGACAAGGTCGACCCGATCCGCAATGTCCTCGACTACGCGACCGGCACCAGCGCGCGGCTCGATGCCGCGAAGGCGCAGTATCAGCGGCGCACCGGGCGCAAGGCGCCCGATCTACTGAACGATCTGATCGCCACGCAGCGCGCGTCCGCCGAGCGGCTACGCCCGAAGGATCAAGGCTTCGTCGCGAGCGCGCTCTACAGCGGCGTCGAGAGCCTGCCGTCGACGGCGATCGCGCTGGCGTCGGGCTTGGCGGGCGCCCCCGCGGCGGGGCTCGGCGCGCTCGGCGTGACGACCGGTGGTACGTCCTACGGGCAGGCGCGCGACGAAGGCTATGATCCGCTCGCGTCGCTGAACTACGCCGTCGCGCAGGGCGGGGTCGAGGTGCTGACCGAGCGTATTCCGGTCATGAAGTTCCTCGAGGACACGAAGGTCGGCACGCCGTTCTTCCAGCGTCTCGCGAAGAACTTCGCCGCGGAGCAGGTCGGCGAGCAGACGGCGACCGCGGCGCAGGATTTCAGCCAGTGGGCGATGATCGACTCGAACCACGGCAAGACGTTCGGCGACTATCTGCGCGAACGGCCGGAAGCGGCAGCGCAGACCGCGCTCGCCGTCGCCGCGACCGTAGGCGGCTCGAACGTCGCGATCGCCGCGGGCGAGAAGGTCGTCAACACGGCAGCGCGGATACAGGCGGCGCGGCGCGACGGCGCCACGCTGGCGGGGATCGTCGAGAGCGCGGCAAAGTCGAAGCTGAAGGCGCGCGATCCCGACAGCTTCCGCGAGTTCGTCACGCAGACCGCGGAAGGGACCGACGCCGAACACGTTTATATCCCGGCGACGGCGATCGACACGTTCATGCAGTCGGAAGGGTTCAAGGATGCGGATGGGTTCTTCGAAGAACTGCGCCCCCAGCTTGACGAGGCGCGGGCGACGGGCGGCGACGTGGTGGTGCCGGTGGCGGATGTCGCGGCGCGGCTCGCAGGGACGCCAGCATGGGAGGCACTGAAGGACGACGCGCGGCTCGACGCCGGCGGGCTGTCGATGCGCGATACCGTGGACGAGGGCAAGCGCGTCGCCGAGCAGATCGATACGCGCGGCGCAGAGGTGCTGCAACAGGCGCAGGATCAGGCGACCGCCGACGAGCCGCGCCAGGCGGTCTACGACGACGTGAAGAACAAGTTGCTCGCGATCGGCCAGCCGACGCGCGTCGCCGAGCACAACGCCGCGGTGTTCGCTGCCAACCGCGAAGCCTGGGGCGCGCGGCTCGGCATGACCGCGGAGCAGTATCACGCGGCGAACCCGGTCGATTTCACCCGCGCGTCGTTCGACACGAGCGGCGCGGCGGCGGTAATGGATCAGCCCGGCACCGCGGCGTTTGACAACTGGTTCGGTGATAGCGTGGTGCGCGAAGAAAGCGGTGCACCGCTGCGCGTTTACCATGGCAGTGATGCTTCATTCACTGCGTTTGATGCAAACGCAGAACGATCTACTGGCACAGACGCACCGGGGTTCTTTTTTACCGATAATCAAAATGTTGCCGCTGGTTATGGCGATAACGTTATGCAGACGTTTCTTAAAATGGAAGTTCCGCTGACGTTTGACTTTGACGGGCGATCCACAATACGTCTTGATGGCGAAACGCTCACGCCAAGTCAGCTTGTTAAAAAGATATCAGCTATCCGCGATGGTAGCGAGGACGTAGATTCGGAGGGCGATCTTCGGGCTGAACTCGAAGACGCAGGATGGGATTATCTATCGCCGGAAATAGACGGGCTCGTGCTGCGCAATATTGACGACAGTATGACAGCGGGTGGCGAGCCAGCGACGCACTACGTTGCGTTCGAACCGACACAGATCAAATCGGCGGTCGGCAACCGCGGCACGTTCGATCCGAATGACCCGTCGATCCTGAACCAAGGACCGCGCGGACAGATCGCGCTCTACGGCGATCGCAGCGTCATCACGCTGTTCGAGCGCAGCGATCTGTCGACGCTGATCCACGAAACCGGGCATCTGTTCCTCGACGAATTGCAGCGCAACGCGACAGCCGAGAACGCGCCGGCCGATGTCGTCGCCGACTGGCAGACGGTGCAACAGTGGTTCAAGGATCAGGGCGTCTGGCACGGTGATCGAGCCACTACCCTTAACCAGATGGCAGCGAATGACGACGAGGAAGTTCCCGTCGAGATCACCAGCCTGACGAACGTGCTGACTGATCCCCGTCCGCTTTCGGCTATGTATCAAGCCGGTGACGTGCTGATGCTGAACGGCGAAGTCGGGTCGGTCGTTTCAGCTACTGACCGCAATCTGGTGCTGAAGTTTCCGTCAGGCACTCGTATGGTGCCGCGGAACACGGCAGGATTGGAAGTCGCTCCGATCCATTTGTGGCAAGGCGGCGACAACAGCGCGCCGGTCGGCGGTGGCATCCCGCGCGAAGCGCATGAACTATGGGCGCGTGGGTTCGAGCGTTACGCGATGGAGGGCAAGGCGCCATCGTCGGCGCTCCAGCGCGCGTTCGCGGCGTTCCGCGGCTGGCTGCTGCGCATCTACCAGGTCGTCGACAATCTGCGCGCGCCGATCACGCCGGAAGTGCGCGAGGTGATGGACCGGCTGCTCGCGACGCAGGACGCGATCGACGCCTATCGCGATCAGCAGAACGTGCGCAGCGCGTGGACCGACGCCGATCAGGCGGGCATGACCGCCGCCGAGTGGTCGGCGTATCAGGCGTCGCTCGTCAAGGCACAGGACGACGCCTATGACGCGCTGCTCTACAAGACGATGCACCGTATCCGCGTTCGCAAGACGCAGGAATGGCGCGAAGCGTATCGGCGCTATCGCGCTGACGCGACCACCGAGATCGACGCGCAGCCGCGCTTCCGGTTGCTGCGGCTGCTGCGTACCGGCAAGATCGCCAGAGGAAATGCGTCTTTCAATGCATTCGGGAGCCATACTGTGCAGTTTCGCGAAGGCGGACCTGTAGAAACGTGGAGTTATGAACACCGCTCTGACGGAAGATTGATACGTACTCGAACCAGTGAGCAAGGCACTTCAGTAGAGACGTTAATCGAACGTAAAAATGGCGAAGAATTATGGTTAGCTGACTATAGTAAAACAGCAGGAAGTCATGACAACCCCGTACAAATTTCAAAAGATGCTGCGGCAAAAGTCATTGAAGATGAACTTCCTGCTAGCGCCAAAGCCAACAACGGTGAACGCGAGATCGCGGCGCGCGTCGACCGCGAGTGGCTGCAGGAGCGTTACGGTGACGATGCCGAGAGCCGCCTGCCGGCGAACGTTCGCGTCGCGGGCGAGGGGATGGACGGTGACGAACTCGCCGATCTGACGGGCTTCGCGTCGGGCGACGAGGCGATCAAGGCGCTGTTCGAGATCGCGGACAACACCGCCGACATGCGGACGCTCGGCGACAAGCGGCAGTTCCGTGATCGCCTGATCGACGATATGGCGAAGGCGGCAGCGACCGACGCCGGTATCACCGATCCGCTGACCGACGGTACGATCGAGGAAGAAGCCGTCGCGGCGATCAGCAACGACACGCAAGGCGACGTGTTGGCGACCGAACTGCGCCACCTCGCCCGGCGCACCGCGGCGGCGCCGACCCCGTACCGCCTGGCGCGCGACTGGGCGAAGCGGAAGATCGACGCCGGTACGGTGAAGGACGTCGCCAGCAAGTCGGCGCAGCAGCGCTATGCGCGCGCCGCGGCGAAGGCGGGCCGCGAGTTCGAGGCGGCGATCATCGCGGGCGACGCTGACGCGGCGTTTCGCCACAAGCAGGCACAAATGCTGAACCACGCGCTGTTCGTCGAGAGCAAGGCGGCGGGTGACGAGGTCGACGTCATCGTGCGGCGCATGGGGCGGCTCGCCGATCGCGCGGCGATGAAGTCGGTCGACCAGGATTATTTCGACCGTGTCCACGAACTGCTCGAGAAGTTCGACTTCCGGCCCAAGTCGCAGCGCTTTCTCGACGAAAAGGAAGGGTTCAACGATTGGGCGGCGAAGCGCATCGCCGAAGGGTTCGAGGTGGCGATCCCGCCGCGGCTCGCCGAGAGCGGCGACCACTATAGCCGGATCCAGTTGAACGAACTCTATGCGCTGCGCGACACCGTCGACAGCCTCGTCGCGCTGGGGCGGCACAAGCAGAAGCTGCTCGACGGTCAGAAGGAGCGCGAGTTCGCCGCGGTGAAGGCGGACATCCTGACGAACTTGCGGCAGCTGCCTGATCGCTTCCTGCCGAAGAAGACGTTCAACGAGGACACGAAACGCCGGTCGCTTCGCGACGTCGTCGCCGGCGGGCTGAAGATCAGCACGCTTGCGCTCGACATGGATCACCAGAACGAGAACGGGCCGATGATGAACCTACTCGTTCACCGTGCCACGGACGCGGAGAACAAGCGGGCGCGGCTGCGCGATCTCGTGATGGAGCCGCTGGCGAAGCTGTATACCAATATGCCAGCGAAGCAGTGGAAGCGATTGAACGAACTCGTGACGATCCCGGAACTGACGCTGCGCGTCGGGCTCGGCGAAGACGATCCGCGGCTCGGCAAGCCGATCACGATCAGCCGCAAGGAACTGCTCGCCGTCGCGCTGAACACCGGCAACGCGTCGAACTTCGACAAGATGACGCAGGGCGAGCGCTGGAACCCGGCGACGCTGCGCGACGTGCTGAACCGTGAACTGACGGCGCAGGACTGGAAGCTCGTTCAGGCGATGTGGGATAATGTCGGCAAGCTGTGGCCGCATATCGTTGAAACGGAGCGGGCGCTATCAGGCGTCGTGCCTGAGAAGGTGACGCCGACCCCGGTCGACACGCCGCACGGCATCTTCGCCGGCGGGTACTGGCCGGTCGTCTACGACAGCGATCGCAGCGGCAACGCCGAGAAGAACGCCGACAAGTCGGCCGACGATATGTTCGGGCGGCGATCGGGGCTGGCGACGCCGAAAGGCCACACGATCACCCGCACCGAAGCGACCGGCCCGATGACATACAGCGTCGAGCAGATCCTGATGAACCATGTCGAGAAGGTCATCACCCGTCTCGCCTATGCCGAGTACGCGCGCGACGTGATGCGCGTCATGGGCGAGGAAAGCGTCAAGGGCATGATCGACCTGAAGCTAGGGCGAGAATACCGGCGACAGGTCGCGCCGTGGCTGCAGCGGCAGATCACGTCCTACGTCAGCTTGGACGGCGCAAAGTTTATGGAGAAGGTGCTACGCTACACCCGGCAGGGCATCACCGTCGTCGGCATGGGGCTGCGGTGGTCAACCGGCGTGGCGCAGATCAGCGGCCTGACGGCGAGCCTCGGGCGGCTCGGCGCCGCGCAGACGCCGCGGCTTGTCAACAACATGCGCCGTACGATTATGGCACTACCGGCGATGATGGCCGGCAAGACCAGCGACGTTCACGAATTCGTGTTCTCGCGCAGCGAGCAGATGCAGCGCCGTCTACGCGAGAGCAGCGTCGAGGTATCGACCGCGTTCCGCAAGCTGTCAGGCAAGCACAGCTATGTGGACAACGTGATGGCGTGGTCGATGTGGCATATCGGCATGGTCGATCTCCATCTTGTCAGCATCCCGACCTGGATGACCGGCTATCAGAAGGCGATCGACGAGGGCATGACCGACGCGCAGGCGTCCAGCTACGCCGACCAGATGGTAGTCACCAGTCAGGGCGGCGGGCGCGCGAAGGATCTGTCGGCGTGGCAGGCGCCGGCGAGCGAGGCGCAGAAGCTGTTCGTCATGTTCTACACGCCGTTCAACGTCATTTTCAACGCGCAGTGGGAAGCCGCGCGCGGCGTGAAGCGAGGCGACTATGCCCGCGCCGCGAACATGACGTTCTTCTTCCTCGTCGCGCAGACACTCGCTGATGCGCTGCTGTCCGGTGATTGGCCGGATGACGATGACAAGGAATGGCCCGAAGCAACGATCGAGTGGCTGGCGCGCAACGTCGGGTTCGGTCTGTTCTCGGGTATCCCGTTCGCGCGTGACGCGGCAACCTATGGCGAGCGCAAGCTGTCGGGGCAGTATGCATCGTTCGGCGGCACGCCGATCCAGCGCATCTTCGAAGACATGGGGAAGTCGGCGGCGAACCTGTACAAGGTCGAGGAAGGCGAAAAGGAGTTCGGTCCCGACGCGATCCCCGGTCTCGCGAACACGGCTGGTACCCTGTTCCATCTCCCGCTGGGACAGCCGGGGTCGAGCGCCAAATTTCTTTGGCAATACCAGCGCGGTGAGGTAGAACCACAATCGATCGGCGACTGGTACACCGGCTTGTCGAAAGGCAAGATGGCGAAGGACGAGAAGCAATGAGCGTGAACAGCACCGACGCGTTCTCCGGTCCGTATGTCTCGACCGGCACGGCACAGCAATTCCCGTTCAGTTTCAACGCTGCCAGCCGCGACGAGGTTCAGGTTACCGCAGGCGGGGTAGTCGTCGATCCGACGACATTCACCGTCATTTTGAATAGCGACGGTACGGGCGCGGTCAATGCGACGCTCCCTGCCAACGTTGAAGTCTATATCGAAAGCAACCCCGATTTTCAGCAATCGGCACAATTTGGGCGGTTCGCGCCATACTTTCCTGACGCCGTCAACGCGCCGCTCGATCGCGCCGCGATCCGCGATATCGCGCTGCGCGATCGCCTCGACCGCACGTTCGTCATCCCTCGGCGGTTTCAGGATGCGGCCGGCAAGTTCCCGCAGATCAACAATCTCGGTGAGTGGGAACTCGTCGACGGGGTGCCGGGCATCGCCGGTCCCGCCGCGGCGTTCCGCACCAACCTCGCCGCGCTGAAGGCGGCTTCGATCAGCGACGGGCAATCGACCTACGACGGCGCGTTGTGGCTGTGGACCCCCGGCAACTTCGCGGCGACGCCGGCGGGGCAGATTGACGTCAACGTGGTGCAGGCGAACGGCGTCGCATTGACCGTTGGCGCGTGGGTGCGGCAGTCGGCTTCGCAGATCCAGACGACATTCGCCGGTGTGTCCCGTACCGCCGCCGACAAGTTGCGCGATTTCAAGTCGCTGAAGGACTACGGCGCGAAGGGCGACGGCGTCACCGACGACACCGCGGCGATCCAGGCGGCGCTTGATGCGAACTGGCTGAACGGTTCGCTCGACGGCGGTAACCAGACGTACAAGATCACTTCATCGCTGAAGGTGATGCGCGGGTCGCGACACTCGGGCCTGCGCAACGCAGTGTTCGTTATCGGCGATCACGTTTTTATGGAAGACAAGCCGCATCCGACGATCTCGGCGTTCAACAGTATTCAGTTCTTCAGCCTCGATCGCATATTCGTTGACGCGCAGGCGCATACCGTCGTCGGACGTCGTATCGTCGACTTCACCCGGTTCACACGGTCGAAGTTCTCGAACCTGTTCCTGTTCGGCAAAGACGGTATTTCGATCGCGATGTACGGCACCGGCGTCGACGGTGTCGCGCCCTACTACAACATCTTCAGCAACATCGAAACCGCCAGCAGCCATATCGGGATTCAGTTCGACGATTTCAGCGGCGCGCTCGACGGGGGGTGCAACTCGAACACCGTAACCCGGCTGCGCGCGCAACCGAAGTCCGGACACTTCGGCATCTACATCGGCGAGGGATCGCAGAATATCGCCGTGATGGACAGCGCGATCGAAGCGCCGAGCGGCGGCACGGGCGTCTACAACAACGGCGAAGCGACCCGCATTACCGGCAATCGATTCGAAAGTCTGTTGGCGGCAATCACATGGGCGGGAGGCGCCGACTGCGGTTACGCCGACGGAAACTATTATTCCAGCAACGGGTCCAACCACCAGTTTTTCGGCAATGCCGGCGCGCGCAATACCATCCTGAACGAGAAGGGTGCGTTTCCGATCTTCGGGGAACAAGCGTCGCGCGTCGCCGGGTTTACGCGGTTCGGGAGCATCGGCTTCGGACAAAGCACCCTGAACCATTACCAGGAGGGCGGGTTCTCGCCGGCACTTCAGGGCACCGACGGTAACGGGACGACGACTTACACGAAGCAGATCGGCCGCTTTACTCGCGTCGGTAATATCGTTTTCGTGGAGGGCTATATCGCGTGGAGCGCGACCACGGCGGCGGGAGCGCCGCGAATCGGCGGGCTACCGTTCCCTGTTCTAAATGCCGCGGATCTATACGTGCCGTTCACAATGGTGCCCGACAATTTCACTTTCGCAGGCAAGCTCGAGGGCATCGCGTTCGCCGCGGTAGATTACATCTCGCTGTTCGTTTCGCAGACCGGTGCGGCATTGACGCCAGCCGCGATGGACACCGCAGCGGGTATTCGCTTCTCCGGGGTGTACATGGTATGAGCGATCCTCTTATCATGTTCCAAGGCGGTGATCCTTCGGATACCCGGTTTCAGTTCGAGATCATCAAGGGGCTTGCCGAGAGTATTCGCCAACTGACCGGCAGTATTCAAAAAATGCAGGAAACGCAGGTCAACATGCTCGAGCGATTGGCGACACTGGAAGCCGGCAAGGTGACATCGCGTATCGACGATGTCGAGGCTCGCATTGACGCGCTGTTCCAGGACAAGGATCGCCGCGACGGCGCGCTTGGTATGCTCGGCGTGCTGCGCGTGTGGGGGCCGGTCATCTTCTCGGCGCTCGCCGCGTTCTGGCTGTTCGGTCGGTCTGCCGGCGTGGTGCCCGCGCCGCCCGTCGCGCCGACGCGCGTCGAGGCGACGATCCATCCCGAAGAGCGCAAGATTGAAGGCACCGTAGGAGGCAAGCCGTGACCACGTTACGCGAAATTCAGGCGAGGGTCGGCGTCGCAGCCGATGGGGTGATCGGTCCGAAGACGCTCGACGCGATCGCGGTTGCGCTCGGCATGAGCGTCACACGTCGGCCGTCAGCAGCGATCACCGACTTCGTTCGCAAGACGGAAGCTCTGGCGAAGAAGCGCGGCGACGGACGAGTCGAGGCGTATCTACCGACAGCCGATGACGTGCCGACGATCGGCTATGGCAGCACCGGTCCTGATATCGCGATGGGGCTGATCTGGACGGTCGAGCAGTGCGAAGCACGTTTCGCGGCGCAGTTCGCGCAGTTCGCGTCCGCGGTCGACGGGATGATCGGCGCCGCGCCGACGAGCCAGGGCCAGTTCGACGCGATGGTCAGCCTCGCCTACAACATCGGCGTCAAGGCGTTCCGTGACAGCACGCTGCGGCGGCTGCACCTCGAGGGTGATTACGCCGGCGCGCGCGGACAGTTCGCACGGTGGAACAAACAGGCAGGCAAGGTGCTGAACGGGCTGACGATCCGGCGCGCAGCCGAAGCCGAGTTCTATGCGGGCGCTGCGACATGAGCATCTTCAACATGCTGAAGGGCATCGGCGGCGAGTACGAGGTGCAGCGCGTTCTCGGCGCGCTCGGCACCACGATCTACGCTGTATCGGTTCCGGTGTTCGTCGCCGCCGGTACGATCAAGGACGTGTCGGTGACCGAGTTCAGTCTCGCGTTTCCCGCAGGGCTGGCGGCGTGCATCGGCGCGACGGCCGGCGCGATCCGGCTGAAGGATCAGGGCGTCGCGAACGCCAAGGTGACCGAGCAGACCGGCGCTGTGCCGACGACGCCGCCCGCCGGCCCGCCGCCCAACCCGGCGATGCTCGACAACGGCGCGACGGGAGAAGGGCGATGACGTGGCTGCGCATCGCGCTGCCGCTCGGCGCGGTGATCGCCATCTTGTCGTTGCTCCTGCTGTGGCAGCGCGAAGCCGCACGCGCCGATCGCGTGACGGTCGAGCTCGCGGTGACGAACGACGCGTTGACGCGTAGCCAGGTACGCGTCGCCGATCTGCAGCGCGAGGCGCAGGAGAAGCTGGTCGACGACACCGCGATCGACAAAGCGAAAGAGGAACTGACCGATGCGATCAAGGACATCCCAGCCGGCGCTGCGCCTAGCGCTGCTACTGTCGCCGCTGGCTGCGTCCGCTTGCGGCAGGCCAACGCCACCACCAGCGACGCCTTCAAGCGTATCTGCGGCGCTCGTTAAGGAACTGATCGCAGCGAAGCCGAAGCCCGGTCCCGAGATCCTGACCGACGCTGCCGCCGCGGAACGTTACAGCATTCAGATCGAGACGTGGGGCGACCGGCTATCGGCGGCGGGTGGCCGCGTCTGCCGGTCGCTGGTGCGTCAGGGTGTCGCGCTGCCGTTCGATTGCCCGGCAGCGCGCACGCCCGATCCCGCCGACTAGAGCAGCCCTAGTGCCGCGAGGTAGGTTTCCTGCTCGGCGCGCTCAATCGCCCGCTTCTCGCGGTCCTTGGCGCGTTCCTTGACCAGAAACAGGACCATCTTCGGGTTGTAGCCGCGCGCCTTCGCTTCTGCGCGGACGTCCTTCATGTCGTCGAGGATGCCCTTCTTTTCTTCCTCGAGCCGCTCGTAGCGCTCGACGATCAGACGGACCTCGTCGGCGGCGATCTGCCCGCCTTCGAATTGCTCGCTGTTATGGCCGACGCCGGGTTCTTCGGTCACTTCGTATCTCCTAGATCAATGCGTCGATGATGGTGATCTTCGCGCAGTAGATGATGCGCCCATTCGGCGTCATCGCCGCCGCGCGATCGCACGTTCTCCAGCCACTCGCGAACGGTCTTCGGTTGCCGCGTCAGCGGCGTAATTCCTTCAGGCATTAGCGGTTCTCCTTGCGCTTCATCGCTTCTAATAATACATTTTGCACGGATCGTTTGCTCTCTCGACGAACTTTTACAAGTTCATCAACCGTATCTTCTGCCAGAATTCTGTAGCGGTACACCGGGCGATCGTAGCCGGCCTGATACTGACGCATCGGCCCTAGCCGTTCGATGATCTGGTCATCGCTTTCGAGGTTCCAGCCCGACGAGAAATCGACGAGGATGTTGCCGCCGTGCTGAAGGTTCGATCCGTGTCCCGCGCTATCGGGATGCGCGACGAGCATGGGTATCCGACCGGCGTTCCAGGCATCCTCCGTCTCGCGGCTGTCGTCGAAGTAGCGCGCTTGCGGGAACGCCTTCATGATCCGCGCCATGTCGCTCTTGAACTGGTAGGCGACCAGCACCGGCATCCCGGCGGCTTCCTCGACGATGCTCTCCAGCGCTTCCAGCTTCGCGTCGTGCATGTCGATCCATTCGCGCGGGCCGGCGTCAGTGGCATCGCCGATGTAGAGCGCGCCGCTGGCGATCTGCAGGCACTTGCTCGTTCGCACCGCCGCGTTGACGGCTTCGACTTCGTGTAACGCGCCGCTGCGTTCGAGCTCGAGAAACATCTCGCGTTCCATCTTCTCGTACATCCCGCGCGCGGACGATGGCAGCGGCACGACGATGTCCGTTTCGATTACCGGCGCCAGCTTGATCCAGTCGGCGGGGTCCACCGTCAGGCACAGGTCGGCGACGGCGTTCTGGATCTCCTCCTGCGCGTAGCGCAGCGGCTCCAGCCCGTAGCCGTTCGGCGCCGGCCGGAACCATCGCTGCGCGAACGCGTCGAACGAGGTGCCGAGCCGCGCGCCGCGGTCGAGATACCATAGCTGCCCCCACAGATCCTTCAGCCCGTTGGGCGACGGCGTGCCGGTCAGTTCGATAAAGCGGTTCTCGTAGCGGTGCGCCACCTTGGCGAGCGACGCGGTGCGCGCGCCGCCGTTGCGCAGGCGATGCCCCTTCAGCTTCGTTGACTCGTCGGCGATGATCGTGCGGAACGGCCAGTTCTTGCCGAAGTGGCGGACCAGCCACGGCAGCTGCTCGTAGTTCGTGGTGTAGAACTGCGCCGGCCGCGCGAGCGCCTGGAAACGTTCGGTCAGCGTGCCGACGATCGCCTCGACGCGAAGATGCGCGGTCTGATCCCACCGCTCGACTTCCGCCGGCCATGTGTTTTTCGCGACGCGTTTCGGCGCGACGATCAGCGCGGGCGCCTCGTCGAGCAGTTCGAGCGCGTTCAGCCCGACCAACACGGCGGACGTCTTGCCCGATCCCATCTTCGCCCACAGCGCGCAACGCCGATGCTCGGCCAGGTGCGCCATCATCTGCGGCTGCCACGGTCGCGGGGTGAAGGGCTTGCGGGTGACGGTCATGTCAGGAGAGCAGCGCTGCGACGCGCTTCGATAACGGCTTCAATGAAGGTTTGCGCGACCGGCGCGACGATAGCATTACCGTAACCGCGCAGTCGTCCCACGCGGTTGGCAGACCCATGAGCCAACGGGAATGTGCCGGGTTCAACTGGCCGCCACTTTCCATCCCGGCAGTAGAGCCAGTCAGCATCTCGCCAGAAGCCGTTAGTCGGTGCGGCGTCGCTTGCATCGCGCGGTTGCCGAGAACGACCGCCCCCGGCTTTAATTTCGCGTTCTCCGCTTTCGCGCTGTCCGACACCACGGGTGCCGGCCACCCCGCCAGCCCCGCCTGCAGCCCGACCCGATCTAGCCGGCTGCGTTCCGATCCGTCGGGGTTGATCCCCGTCGTCGCCATACCGGTGCTGTCCTTCCAGTCGCGCGTCGTCGTCGTCGCCCAACCCGTCAGTTGGCAGTCTATCCCCAGTTCCGACGATGGATTGTCCCGCGCTAGAAAACGATCTGCCGCTTCCGAAGATCGACGCGCCATCTGTTCGTCTCGCGCCTTGGGCGTCGGCCAGCCAGAAGCTGCGCTGTCGGATGTGCGGCGCGCCGACGCCCGCAGCGCACAGATCGGCTGCTGCGAAGGCCCGGCCCGTTCCTTCCATGTCAGCGCGTACAAGGTCGAGCCAAGCGAGTCCGTCCTTGCTCGCAACCTGCTCTCCAATAACGATTGCAGGGTCGCACTCGCGGATGAGGTGGAAGAAGGCGGGCCATAGGTGCCGCTCGTCATCAAACCCGCCGCCTTTGCCTGCCGCGCTGAAAGGCTGGCAGGGACAGGAGCCAGTCCAGATCGGCTCGTCATCGCGCCATCCGGCTCCGCGTAGCGCGTGGCTCCAGACCCCGATCCCTGCGAAGAAGTGGCATTGCGTATAGGGTCGAAGGTCATCCGGTGACACGTCCTCAATAGAGCGTTCGTCGACATCCCCCGGCGCGATGTGACCGGCGGCGATCAGGTTGCGCAGCCACGCGGCGGCGAACGGGTCGAACTCGTTATAGTATGCGGTCACCGCGACAACGCGATGCGAATGAACGCGTCGACTTCCTGCTTCGAGGACAGCACCTCGACGCGCATCCCGCACCGGCGCAGCTTGTCATGCTCACGACGTTGATGCGCTTCGGGCTTGCCATCGGGGCGCTTCAGTTCGACCAGCGCGTTGTAACCGGTCGGCCACCCCGCCCACCGATCCGGCGCGCCGGGGTGCCCCGGGAAGGTGACCTTGCGCTGCTCGCCGCCCGTCTCTTTGACACGCATCACGAAGTAGCTTTCGATCAGCTGCTCGCGCACCGGCGCCATCATCACCGGCTGATCGAAGTGCATATGCTGGTGCCCGTTCAGGCAGCGCGTCAGCCCGCTAAGGCGACTGCGGTGAACGCCTGGCGCGCCGCAGTCGGGGCAATAACCGTAGTCGCTCACGCCAACAAGATCGCATTGGCGATCGTCTCGCGTGCCGCGTCATAGCGTTTGCCGGTTTCGCCGCACGCATATTCGCGATACTCGATAGCGGCTTCCTCGAACTCGTCGATCATCTTGTCAATGCGATCTGCTTCGTCTTGCTGATCCACAGTCGTTCTCCAGTTAGCCGTCCTTGCGATAGCGGTAGTCCTGAAACCCGTCGGCGGCGAGCGGGAGATCCGCGTCAGCCCACGGCGGCATGACCGTCATCGCTGCAACCATGCGTTGCACTGAATACTTGTCGTCGTCAAGCGGTTCCGTGACGAACTCGTCGTGGATACGGCTGATGATCGGGAACCCCGCCGCCTCGACCAGCGGCGCCGCGTGCCACAGGATATCGCGTGCCGTCGCCTGCGTGCCGTCCGCCGACAGCTTGCCGCCGTAGGTCGTCAGCCGCTCCCACTTCCGTGTGTACGAGTTCAGCCCCATGTAGGACAGCGTCATCTTGCCCAGCATCCGCGGGTCTTCGATGATCTGCGGATCGGCGTAGCACAGCGTCCGCCCTGACGGCAGCGTGAAGCGCAGCCACGACCGCCACTTCTCGAACGACACCTTGCCGTTGACCTCGTGCATCCCGCCGCTCGTCACCGCGTCCCACGCAGCTCGGTTCAGCTTCGCCCACAGCCCGTCATCCCAGTCGGCGATCGCGACGTTCGCCTTGCGCCAGCCGTTGACGATCTCCTGCGATTCCGCGTCGTCGACATCCCCGCCACCGAGCAGCCGCGCCATCGACTTGAACGCGCCCTTCGCGCCGCCGTAACCGCAAGCGAGCTCGGGCACCTTGCCGTAGCGCTGGCGTTCGGGCTTCGTGATCTCGTCGACGGGCTTTCCGAGAACGCGCGCCGCGGATACCTTGTACAGATCGGGGCCATCGCCGGCGTCGTAGGCGCGGAACGCGTCCAGCTTCCACGTCTCGCCGGCGAGCCACGGCAGGACACGCGCTTCGATCTGCGCGAAGTCGCCCTGCACTAGCTTGCGCCCGGGCGCGGCGACGATGCAACCGCGGATCGCGTTCGACGCCAGCTTGATCGGGCTGTCGAACAGCAGATGCGCCGTGCCGGCCTTCATCGCGTCGATGCCAAGCGCGATATCCGCTGCCGCCATATCGGGTCGGGGCAGGTTCTGCGGCTGAAACAACCGCCCGGCGTCGCGACCGGTGCGCGCGGCGCCGCAGAACTGGAGCGTTCCGCGCAGCCGGCCATCGGCCGACACGCTGCGCAGCAGCGCGTTGTACTTGCTGTTCGACGTCGTGCTGCCCTCGAGGCGCAGCGCGATCAGTTCGCGCACGGCGTCGGGCAGGTCGGGATCGTTCAACCGGCGTTCGAGCGTCGACTTCTGCATGTCGGGCAGCGTGACGCCGTGTTCGGACAGCAGATGCTGCAGCAGCTTGTCGCGTTGCGAGGTGCGGTCGACCTCGCCGTCGGTCATGTCGGTGGTGCGCTCGTCGTTGGCGGTCTGCGCCTTGTTCACGGCGTCGATGGCGGCGCGCGCGAGATCCTGGTCTACCATGATCCCGCGATCGTTGATCGCCTGATCGAGCAGCCAGTTCTCATACTCGCCGCGGTAGCGGTTCGCGCGGGGATCGCCGGGGTAGTTCCAGCGCGGCATGTTGCGCCAGATGTGACGCATCGCCGGGATATCCTGCTTCGCGTAGACGAGGAACCGCGCCCACTCGTCGGGGTGCGTCTCCCGCGTGAAGCGGCGGATTTTGCTGTACTTGGGCGCCGGCTTGCAAAAACGGTTGATGAGTGCGCGGCCCTCCTTCAGCTTCGCGTCTTCCTCGCTGACACCGAAGATCGTGCCAAGCGTCGCGAGACTGCCGGGCAGGCCGTGCGCAAGCGCCTGCACCATCGTATCGTGGATGCGGCTGGCGGCGATCTCCAGCCCGTTGTGGCGCAACACGGTGCGGTCGAACATACCGAAGTTGTGGCCGACGATCGTCACCGCGGGATCGCGGATCGCGTCGACGAGATGCCGCGGCAACCCGCCGCCGAGCGTCAGGTCGACGACGTCCGCGGGCTCGTCGTCATAGGCCCACGATGCGACGATCACCTCGGC